GTAAATCTTGTTTTAATAAAAAATAAAAATCTAAAAATAAAAAAAAGTAAAAAAATCTATAAAAAAATTTTGTAACACTAAAAAAAAAAATTCCCCCCCAATTCCTGAAAATCATTCCAGAGGCATTTTCAAAGATGTTTAAAATATCGTTATAAATATGTAAAAATACATCTAAAATATTTTTTTATGGTTTGATTCTCAGGAATGACTTTTGAGACGATAAACCAAAAAATTACTGGAATGACTGATTTATATATAAATATGTTTTGAATATCTTAAAATTTAAAAACCATTCTGGTGTTTATATAGTAATTTATAAGCGGTTATAATCGAAAAATAAAAAGTTGAGAATAGATAAGTTATAGTATGATAGAAAGAGATTTTGAAAAATTATCATTGCGTAAATTTAAAATGAAAAATATTTTACCAGATGCGACCATACTTATCCTTGGAAGAAGGCGGAGCGGAAAGAGCTTTCTAACAAGAGATATTTTTTACCATCATAAAAATATACCATCTGGAGTTGTATTTTCTGGAACAGAAGAAGCTTCGCCATTTTTTGGGAATTTTATACCAGATTCGTTTATTCACTCAGAATACGACCCTGAACTGATGGAAAGTATAATGAATCATCAAAAAAAGAAAATAAGAGAAGCTAAAGCCGATGGATTATCTGAATCCGGAAAACATGCTAGTAATAATCTTTTTATAGTTTTAGATGATATGTTACACGATGCTCAAAATTGGAAAAAGGAAAAAACTATTAAAAGTATTTTTTTCAACGGTCGTCATTATAATTTTTTATTCATTTTAACAATGCAATACCCATTAGGTATTACTCCAGAATTACGTAGTAATATAGATTACGTTTTTATATTTAACGAACCTAGTCTTAAAAATAGACGAAAAATATACGATGATTACTGTGGGATGATACCAAGCTTTACGCACTTTTGCAACATATTAGATGCATGTACACAAGACCACGAATGTCTGGTCGTAAAAACGTCAACTAACAGTAATAATTTACGAGAACAAATTTTCTGGTATAAAGCAGATGCTCATCATAATTTTCAAGTAGGACATCCAAAATTATGGAAATATCATTCTTCTAATTACAATAAAAATTACGAAGATGTAGAACATAAAGACCAAGTAGAAGTGGATAAACTAAAAAAGAAATTTGCTAAAACACAAAAGCTTAAAGTCATTGTTTCAAGACAAGGTGATATTGTTGGTTATAAACAAGACGATTAAACATAATTTTACCGAAGAAAAAGAATATGCATTTAAAATAATAATTTTACTAAGGATGAAGACTATAAAATCACCATTCTCCCTTCGGAGAAAGGCCAAATAGCAGTTATATGTTAAATAGAAAAAAAATTCATATTGGAACCGGAATTAGAAGCGTGTAAAGCTTATAACAAAGTAGTTATACAATTAAATATTAATGGTTGTAATTATAAAATTAATAGTATAATAGATTATACTTGACAATTATATCATACCTACCATTTTTAATTTAAAAATAAAATATTATATTATAATATACTTTTACCAAATGAAAGAAATAATTGAAGAAAAAACCAAATTAATTGAAGAAAAAAACAAATTAATTGAAGAAAAAACCAAATTAATTGAAGAAAAAAACAAATTAATTGAAGAATTAACAAAAAAACCTGAAACTTATAAATACTCGAAGGAATACTCAAAGGAATACGGTATGTTACATCAATACGATGAAGGTAACAAAGTAAAATTCGAAAGATCATTTGGATTTATATATCTATAGTAATATTATATTCTACTTGACAATTATATCATACCTGCCATTTTTTAATAAACGATTTAATTTTCTAATAGTATATTTTCTTATATAATAATCAATCCACGAACTTCCGTATTTATAAGCATAATTATTATACTTAATTAAACTATCTATACATTTAGTTATACGTTTATCAATAGGTGCATTTAATTTTAAAATTATATTCTTTAAATCCGCATTACAATCCTTATTAATAATAATCATATTAATAAGTTTTTTTATTTATTTTTTTCAATTTATTACTTTACTGTACGTTGCCTCTATTTATATATCTCCATTACTTTTCAAATAATTATATGTACGACCACCTATTTTAATCCTTCGTCTTGTTAATGGATTAATCATCCAAATAGAATTGTTTTCTTCTTGGTCATTTTCAATTTCTTCTTCTTCTTTTGATATTATATTTAATTCTTCTATTAATTCACGTCTACACATTGGGCATATATTATTATTGAATTGAATATGACTTTGCAAACAAGCCTTATGAAACGAATGTTTACATACTAATGTAACAACATCGTCGTTAAAAGTACCTTGCCGAACAGATGGGTTCGCCATCTGTAAGGTACCTTGCTGTCTAACAACATCGTCGTTAAAAGTACCTTGCCGAACAGATGGGTTCGCCATCTGTAAGGTACCTTGCTGTCTAACAACAGTTGTATCATAACAAATGCAGCAATCATAATCCATATTAATAAATTCATCGAATGAAGAAATCTGATGAGATTCTTGAAATTCAATATAATTATAATAATATTCTAAAAGACCTGAAATTCTCGAATAATTAATTGGAAATGTTTCTATTTCAAAACATCTAGTTTCGTAATATCCAGATGGGTATATTTCCGATAACTCGTACAAATCATTAAATATACTATCAATATTTATCAATAAATAATTGTGCATAAATTCAGTAAAAAGTTCAATTGTCTCGTTTTGCAAATATCTAATTAGACACGATGACCAACTTTGATGTTGCACATAGTCTGTATAACTAGGATCATCTCTGCCTCCAGGTTCATAAGTATAAGGATTATTATCCAAAAAAGAATGAAATGTTAGCAAAATTGTTTCTATACCCATACTAGATGTCCATTTTTCAAATTTGTCATCTCCCCATGTATTTAATATGGTTGCACAACATTTACCATTTTCATACATATTAGGATGTATACGGACTCCATCGTAATTAATAAAAGTGACTTCTGGAGGAGAATGAGGATAATTATCTGGTATCATAAAATCTAATCTTATAAATTTGTGTCTATAAACACTATCAGTAGGACCTCGTATAATTGTATGGAGTTTATTAATATTAGTTTCATCATAATAAATCAAATAATCATTTATATGTAGGTCACGCTGTGATTGTTGAATATACAATTGACGAATTTCTTTTTGAAATCTTTTATTTGCATTCATTATATACATATATCATTTGTTTTTAAATACGTTACGGGGGTTTTTGGTTAACCTTTTTTTAAAAGGTTTGGTAACTATTCTTTTGTAGTTAATTTACCGCGTTTGTATAAATTAAATAGTTTTTCTTTAATAGCATTTTCTTTTTCGTTTTCTTTTTCTTTTTGTTGAGCAATTTTAGGATCTGGAACATAGATAATATTATTTTTTAACTGGACACTCCATGTAATGTTTTTTGCTGTATTAACCAACATAATATAATCTGGAAAGGACACTTTCATAAGTAGTCCGCCTGTTCTAAATTGTTTTGTATCTGTATTGTAATATCTAATCCACGTTTTAAAATTTGGTAATTGTGTCAATAATTGTTTTTCTTTCATTGTTTTTAACGGTATATAATTTTCTAGACGTTGTAAAATTTCATCTCTTGAAAAATTATCTTGACGACTTCCACCTTTTGGTTTTTTATACCCTGTACTATTTAAATTACTATATTTAACATCTTTACAATAAACAGAAGCACTAGCTCCACCATCAGAATAATATTCCTCTGTATTTTCTGTTTCAGTTCCTGTTTTTTTTACAATATACCCACGTCTCATATTTAATTTTTAAAAATAAAAAAAGTTTATCAATTTTTATTTATTAGGTTAAAGTATATGTTCGAATATCTTTACAATATATTATTTAGATGTAGAGATGTAGATGAGATAATAACAGGTTTATGGTTGGGAAATTACAAATGTGCGTTAGATAAATCATTTTTAAAAGCAAAAGATATTAGTGTTATTATTAATTGTACGCCTAATAAACCTTTTATTACAGAAATGGAAAATGATGACGACATCGAAACATATAGGATACCAGTAAATGATAGTTTATTAGAACGTGATTTTATACTTATGCAAGATTATTTTAAAATTATCTTACCACTGTTAATAAAAAAATATATAATTGAAAAACGATCAATTCTTATACATTGTCAAGCAGGAAAACAAAGAAGCGCTATTTTAATGGCGGCCTTATTAAAAATATTACTTGATAATGAGTATATTAGTTTAATCAAAATACCACCTTGCATATATGGAAAAGAACAATTTCAACATATATGTAATTATATACTGTTAAAACGCCCTCAAGTTTTCACATATGGTTTACGTATTAATTTTGAACCAACTTATACAAGATTTTTTAAAATAGGTATTTCTAATTAATTTTTTTATAATTTTTTTATATTCTATTTATAATGGAAGAAAGTATTACAAATAGAACAGAGAAATTTGTAAATTATATGAATGTATATACGAAATTGTATCTTGATAAATATGTTCATAAAACTATAAAATCTATTTTTTCTAAATGTAAAAAAATATCTAGTGGAATAGAAGGAATTATATATAAAGCCATTTTAGGTAAAAGCAATGGAAATGTGTTAAGTGATCCACTTATTGTAAAAAAAATCGATGTAAAAAAACTAAAACAAACTAAAGGTGTTAAATTAGTAATGTTAAATGCAAGACCTGAAGATGTATATCATATTTTCTATACAACTCGTATTTTTAATTATCCTAGTTTAATTGAGATAGTAGCAAATACATTAACAAATCAATTAGTCTTACAAAATGTTTGTCCACATTATATTTTAAATTATCATTGGAATTATGATAATAATGCAATTAATTTATATAATGAATATGCTACATTTGGTGATTTTTATAAATGGGCTAAAACGGATCATTCTCATGAAATATGGATGAATGCTCTTTTTCAAATTTCAGTAGGTCTTTACGCTATAAAGAAATATTATAATATGCATCACACCGATTTTCATACAGGTAATATACTAGTTCATAAAGTAAAACCTGGAGGATATTGGCTTTATACAATAAATCGTAAAAATTATTACGTCCCGAATTTAGGATATATTTTTTTACTTTCAGATTTTGGATTTGCATGGATTCCTAATAAATTATTAGTAGAATGGCATTATAAAGATAAACTAACACATCTTACTAAAGTTGGTCTAGAATTTTACGATTTACTCATTTTAATAGAATCCATCAGAGATATCAATTTACCACAAACATTTTTAAACGTATTAGAAAATATGTTTACAAAATCAGAAACTTATATGTATACAACAAAATATTATAAATCCGAATATGAATATTATAAAAATAAAAATGACATTAAAAAAAGAAATCATTTCCAAAGAATTTTAAACACATACCCGAATATTACAAAGACTTATAATGGTTTAAATAAAACACTATTGAATAAAATTCAAGACACTTTTTATGATTTGTACAAAGATACACACGGACAGCAAGGTACCTTACAGATGGCGAACCCATCTGTTCGGCAAGGTACTTTTAACGACGATGTTGTTAGA